TAGCCCCGGCCGGATTCGAACCGGCGTCGCCGGATCCAGAGTCCGGCAGGATTGACCGCTTATTTTCGATTTTGCAATATTTGATTGCTTCTTCAAGCAATTTAGACAAATTGAGCTTTTCTTTCTTCGCAAACTCCAGCAACTCAGCGTCAATATACACACTCGTCCGCTTCTTCATTTCTTCACCTTATTATTATTTATATAAAGAAATGACAAACTATAGCAAGCTTTATGCTCACGAAAAGATGATGCTCTCAGCTGCAGAAACAATCTCCCTCGCCTCCCATTCATCAAGCCCGTACTGCAGCATTATCGCCTTGATTATCGTCTGCCTGTCGTAGTCTTCCTCCAAATACATTCTCTGCACTTCTCCGAGAATCTGTCTGTAGGTTTCATGGTCGATCTTGCGTTCTATTTTTGCCTCATCTTCGATCTCGTCAACTTCCTCCAGCTCAGCTTCTAACAACCTCATCTCGTTCCTAACCTTCTGCATGATCAGATCCAGATACTCCTCGGCGATGCCGTAAACCTCCATGATGTGCTCCTCAATACCATCAACATCGTCGGGGTGGATTTCTTCATCTCTCAACGACTTGGCAATCCTCCACACGAGATCGTCCTCATCGATTATCTCGTCGATTACAGCATTCTTCAAGGCATAAGTACAGAACTGGCCGAAGTCGTCAAACCATCTCCTCTCGACTGCTTTGATCCTGATGTTCATCCACTTTCGGGGTTTTGTGAGAGGAATGGGGAGGAACATATTCTTACTAAGCGCTGCCTCTCACAGTTTGGGTTCTACATTCAAATAGCTTGACAACTGGTGGCCTAATTACTTGCAAAGCACGCATATGTAGTTGATACAACAATGGCCACAGTTCATGATTTGTGTCAATTTTCTCAACTTTGAGTCCTAATTCCTTAGCTTCTTCGTAGCTAATAACTCTACCATGGGAGAGCAATTTACTGGCGTCACACAACTCGTCAGCTATTGTTTTTGCCGTATCGGCACTTAATCCCATATATTTGACAAGCCATTCTTCAGCTAAAGTTTTGGAGTAATTGATTGCTTTCTTAGCTATATCTAACTTAATTGGGTCCATCATTGAAAGTAATTGAACGACAATCCTCGGATCCCTGTTATTTTTTAACTCAGTTTCAAGGATGTCTATTGCATGGATGTAAGACCAAGCCGGTCTGAATTCTGGTTTCTTTGTTTGAGGATCAATTCCAACTTGGATAAGTGGATCGATTGGTCCGAGTTCAGACATAAAACTCATCAAAATTTGGTTTGATGCAAGAGACAAAGACGTTGCTGCACTTTTTGCAAACTCCATTACAATAACTCGAAATGACTCCACTTTACTCCAGATCAGTTTAACGAGTTTCTCAGTAGCTTCTATGATCCCTCCACCACTATGGATCATTAAATCAATATGTTTGGGATAATCAAGTATCCGGAGAATTTCGTGAAACATGTTTACATCTTGGTAATCTATACTGCTCGCCGGATGTTGAGGGTTTGAATAATACACAATTAATGTTCTACCAGTTTTTTGCTCGATTTGTTGGATAATCTCCCTTCTTATACTATCCGGTTCATTTTCTATCTGAGCAAAAAGAGGTTCAGAGGGTAGATCAAATTTTAAGTTTAATTGAGGGGCTTGCTGGTCCTGACACTTCGTAATGGTAGTCAAAACCGGGGAAGAGTGGTTCTGGTTTGAAATCTCTTTTGAGACCCATTTCTTCAAGTAACTTGAGGTGCTCTTCAATTTTTCCACTCATCTCTGTGTTCTCTCTTCCATTTCTCGATCTCTTCGAAGATGTCCATAAGTCCCCACCTCTACTTAACCCTGTATTGCACACAATATTATTTGACTCTTTCTCTTTTTTGCGAAACTTCTCAACCGTAATTTCACCCCCTAATCAACCTCAACATCCTTCTCCTCAATCAGCTGAGCGTTCTTGATTCTCTCTTCTGCTGATTCTGGTGGCTTTTTCAGTTTCCCCTTAGCTTCGTAGTCCTTGTAGAGGTTGATGACTGCAATCTGCAAAAGCTGCGAGATGGATTTGAAGTCGCCCGTTGCCATGAGTTCTTCGAGAATTGCCTTGGTGTACCCATCTAACCAGAGTTGAGCTCTGTCTCCCTTGATTTCGAACTTCTGTTTTTGCTTCGCCATTTTCAATCCACCACTTACAACTTTATACCCGGTATTGTTTACAACGTCTTTCATAACGTTATAGTCAACCAAAAAATTTAAGTATTTTTAGTAGTAGGTAACGTTATGAATAACGTAGTTGAAAACGTTAAAACAGAAACCACAAGGACAACAAAAATACAAGTGTACGTCACTGAAGCCGAATACGAAGCCTTCAAGGAAGCCCTGAAGAGATCGGGCAGATACCACAGCATGAGCGACGCTCTCAGGGATTTTATCAGAGATTTCGTCGATGCCCAAGGCGTAACGCCCCGCTCGGTTGTGGGTGTGAGAAAAGAGAAAGAAGCGGAGGTGCAGCGATGATGGAGATCAGCCTTGACGCAGCCAGAGAAGCCCTGATCGACCACATCCACGAACTCGTTGCCTACAGGTGCGAGAGCTGCGGAGCGGAGTTCTACTTCGAGGACGACACGGCCAAGCTCTGCCCCAAGTGCGGCTTCCTCGCAAAACCAGCTTACGAGCGGGATGTGGAGCTGCTGGATTGGGGGATAAGGAAGGGTGATGCCTGATGCCTGTCCTGTTTTGCGAACGTTGCGGTAAGGATACTGAGTGGGTCTACCTCGGCAGTGAGGCCGTTTACTGCAGGAGCTGCGGCTGGCAAATGTCGTATCAGGACTTTAGGGCTTATCGCAGCAGGGTGTTGAAGGCGGAGTTCGAGAAGTTCTTGGAGGAAGAACGAAAAAAAGATTGGTTAGAAGCTACATTCGAGGAGTTTGAGGGACTTGTTCAGCAAAACGAGAGATTAGCGGAGGAGATACACAAACGCAATATGAAACAGATCAGGAAGTTCGCAAATAGGGTCTCAAAAAAGAGGAGAAAGTTGGTCCTGGGGGCGTATCCAGTATGAACCGCAACTATTTCCCCGAGGTTGGTATTGCCAACGCTGCCAAAAAGCTCAGACTCGTCAGCGAGGCTTTGGAGTACCTCGACCTGGCGAGGACAAGGCTCGCAGCGACTGAGGGTGAGAAGTTCAACGAGATTGCAGGAGAGATCGAGCAGCTCCGCCTTAAAGTTCTGAAAGCTGTCAGAGAGGTGCTGCCACAATGATCCCACCAAAATTTAAGCCCGCTGAGTGCTGCGCTGCCTGCAACTACTTCAAGGGCAGCTACTGCTTGAAGCACAATTACCCTACCACGGGCGTTATGGTATGTGAGGATTTTGCGGGTGATTGAGATGAAGTATCTTCGGCTCACACCAGTTTTTCTGGACATCGAAACCACTGGCCTCAACCCACTCGAACATGAGATCGTGGCTATAGGAATTAAGGCGATTGACCTGAGACAGGAAACTTTCAACCCCTGGAAATACCAGAAAGTCTGGGTTAATACTGTCTTCACACGGGAAACTGCGGATGAGGATGGGCTTATTCGCTCCGCATTGCACTTTTTGACAAGAGAGAGTGTCTGCATAATCGGATACAACATTGTAGGCTTCGACATTCCATTTCTGACAGCAAGAGCCCTGTTTAACGGGTTCAAAGAGTATCAGGTTATAGCTCTCAGGCAGCAATACCGCATAGACTTGATGCACGTCGTAACCCGCTACCTCCTCACAAACAACAGACACATCAAGCTCGCCGACATCGCCGCTTTTCTCGGCATAGATGTTGATGACGAGATAACGGGCAAGGACATTCCTGAGTTATACGAGCAGGGAGAGTTTGAGAAGATCGCAAGCCACTGCCGCTGCGACCTCGAAACAATCTCAGCTCTTTTCGTGAAGCTGATGGATCTCTGCTCCACAACTTACAGCGTCGCTACAACCTCGATTGTGAGGTTCTGCTTGAGGGGGTCGAGAGCCTATGAGATGCCCAAAATGCGGTTCTGGCTGCTTTGAAGGCTTGCGGGACGGCTATCTGATTTGCTGTCAGTGTAACTATCTCTTTTCGGAGGAGGAGGCCAAGGAGGCGATGCAGAATGTATCTCACGCTTAAATCTGTCTCAGTTACGGAGGACCTCACAAAGAAGAAAGTCAAGGCGAAGCTCGAAGGTCAGGAGATAGTTAAAGTTCAGATGACAATCACAGCAGACAGTCTCGCAGACCTTGAAGATGTGTTGCAAGATATCAGCAAGGGGGCTGTTTTCGAGCTGAAAATCGAGCCAGTCAGGAAGATGAACGCTGGACTTTCGAGGTTTTTGGAGGAGGTTGAGGCCTGATGCCCGTGATATATGATAGATTCGGAGCTACAGGAAATTGTCAAGGTTGCGGTGCTATCACCAACTGGTTCATAAACGGCTTCTATCCGATATGCCCACACTGTATGCTCGAACTTGTAAATGAAGTTAGGAGGATTGTTAATGACGCCTGCTCCCAGCGGGATTCTGATCTTGGTTCAAATTCATCTCGCAGCTATCCCGCTGCCACCGGTGTTATCGCAACTCAGCCCGAAACTGGGAGCGGGCTTGAGGAGGGGATATTGTGAAGGGGCTTAGTTACGAAGATATCGTACTGTTGAAATCTACAATGGTTGATGGCCATTTCTACTGCTTTGGATATCCGTTCGGGTGTGAATATGTACTTAAGGATAAGTTCTGCCCGCTGAAAGAGAGTTGTCTTGCCAGAACGGCTGAATACATGGGATTCAGAGAGCCTAAGGAAGACACGACTGAGATGAAGAATCGGTTGAGAATTGCTGCACAGTTGCGGAGGAACTGACTATGAGAGAGTTCCACAAAATCATGTTTGAGCATGAGGCGAGGTTGAAGTACACGGACTCAGGTATAGAGGTCTTCCTTGACAACTCGTGCTCTCTAAAAGCTGTGAAAGACATTGCTGAAGCATTCTACATCGAGTTCGGGACATCTTCAGATAGGATAAAACTCGAATCCGCAGCCAATAACTACATATGCCTGGTTGTGCCCGTGCTGGATGGCAGAACTGAAGACGACGGCAACAAAATCGAAGCTGAGGATGAAGAGAACAATCCTGAATATACTGAAAAGATACTGAATACATCTCTCGAAGCTCTTTCCGAAAGTAAAACTGGGTTCACATCGGCAGAGCTTCAGCAGGAGCTCGCCAAGCGGGGGATTATTGCAACATCTCAGTGGATCGGTAAACTGCTTGCAGAGAGTGGAAAAGCCCTGAGGGTTGGACGCAAATGGTACATCAAAGATTCTGCACGTGAGATCATCAATCAGAGCAGCTGGAATGGCTGGAAACCACTCACCGATAAGGTCGGCTACAGAATAGAGGGTGACGATATTGTACTTGGTTTCAAGAAGCCAGATGACAAAATCGAAACGCTCAAGCGGGTACCCTACAACCTCCTCGAAGATCTGTACAAAGCCCTACCTGATGAGGCCAATTCTGCCGATATAGTTGCGATGGCAACTGCAGTCGGAATTGAGAATGTATCAAACCTTGAGACTTATTTTATGCGTATTTTAGCCAATGAATTTGGCGGAGAAGTGCAGAGGATTGGGAGATCTCTTATTCTCGTCAAGGGTGGTTTAAATGAAGGTAGCCCAGATTAAAAAAGAGCTGAATAGAATTTACAGCAAGTTACCTGCATTTAGATGTAAGGAGAATTGTGGAGAATGCTGTGGACCGATAAGATGGTCTCTTGCAGAGGAAATTGTAATCAAGGACTATCTGAAAAAGAAGGGGTTTGAATATCGAAGAGCCAAAAGTTTGTTTGACAAATGCCCCTACCTGACTGAAGATAAGAAATGTGGGATTTATGAAGTACGACCACTGATTTGCAGAGCTTATGGGGTAGTTGAAGGGCTTGAATGCCCATTCGTGAAAGCTGGCAGAATTTTGAGTAAAGCAGAATACAAAGAACTCGAAAAAGAGATTTCTGAACTATCAGAGGCCATCGCTATACGATTGGGGCTACTACCAAATTTTGTGAGGTGTGTGAAATGATTCAGCCAATTTCTATTCCTCTTGATGAAAAATTCGTAAGCGATGCAGCTTACTACGCATTCAAAACCGTTCAGTGCAGCTTCGAGAATGGAATGAAGAGCAGATTTGGCAATGGTGGATTATTCAAGCACATCCTCGGCAAACTCGGCGAGACGGCTTTCTTCCGCTTCTGTCTCGAAAACCGCATAGCTGTTAAACACGCACCCTTCCGCAATGATTACTCCCAGCTCAATGGCTGCGATGACTTCATAGTCAACATCATGGGCCTCGACTTCGTCGTGGAGGTTAAGACTGCCACGATTAAGGACCCTCTCAAACCAGATCCGAAGTTCAGGCTGTTCTACAACAAGGGGCAGTACGAGGCGAAGCAGGAGTACAACTACATTGTCGTTTTTGCAGCTGTAAATCCAGCCATCACCCAAATAGCCCTGCTCGGCTGGATTCATGCTGAGGACATAGCAAAGTTCCCAGTTTGGCGGAAAAACATGCAGAGCCCTGCTTACGCTATTCCAATTTCTGAGCTTAAGGAGATGGGGAAGCTTTTGGAGGTTTGAGGAGGTGAAACCTTGAAGGCTACATGCATTCTCCCGGTTAAGGATTTAAAGACCCTGCTCAAGGGTCTGAATGTTCTGGTTTACGAAGCGAGATGGCATTTCACGAATAAGGGATTGAAGGTTAGGGCTGTGGATGCGGCAAATGTGGCGATGGTCATTGCTACTATCGAGCCAGATGCTTTTCACGCTTACAAGATTACTGAGGAGGATGTCGTCATAGGTGTGGAGCTGGACAATCTCTACGAGATGTGCAAGAGCTTCGACAGTAAAGAGCATGTGGACATCACAGTTATGGACGGAAAGCTGTCCGTCACCTCGGGCAGTATAACCTACACAACAGCAATTATCGACCCCTCGGCCATAAGGAGAGAGCCTAAACTTCCAGAGCTCGATTTATCTGCAGAGGTCGTAATTGACGCCAAGGAGTTTAAGAGAGCGATTGCAGCAGTTGATAGAGTTTCAGATGTGGCCTTCTTCGAGAAGACTGATGTAGGGTTCAGAATTCTCGGTGAAGGCGATATTGAAAGCATCGCTTACTCAGTCGATAATTCTGGACTGATCGATTGCAATAACGGAAAAGCAAAAGCGAAATTTGGCATTAACTACCTGAAGGAGTTCTGCAAGGTTACAGATGGTAGGCTGAGAATAAGATTCGATAACAACTATCCCTGCTGGCTTACCTTCGAGATCAAAGACGGGTTTACGCTTGAGTACATTCTCGCTCCGAGAGTTGAGGAGTGATAAAATGGATGGCTTTCCTGCGAACTGTTCAAGCTGCAAGTATCACGGAATAGCAAATATTGATGGCGATGAGCATGTCTGTCTCGCAACAGGGGAAATTATTCTGATCGATGACTTGGAGAAATGCCCTCTCAAAATAGAAGAGGAACAGAGAGAGCTGTCAAACGAAGAAATAACAAGGATTTACGACACAATTCACAAAGCCTACGAGATACTCGCAGCAATCAGCGAAGATGTGGCGGAGCTTAGAAAATCATTCGACAATGAGGATCTCGTTGCTCTGATCAAGGGTAAAACTGGAATGGCAAAGAGAGACATCAGGGCTGTTCTGGAGGCGATAGATAAAGCAAAGAAAGCTGGTAAAAAGCATGCACTGAAGAAATTTATTGCAGCGATGGGGAATGTCAGTCTTAGAGATGTCACTACTGTTATCGATGAGATTGAGCGATTGAACAGGAAGTATGGGGGCGAGGTTGATGATTGTAATTCAAACCAGTAGTGGTTAATCGTATAAAGACAGAGTGACGCTCGATGAACCGCACCAAAATCGAGTGGACCGACTTCACATGGAACCCCGTTACCGGCTGCCTCCACCGCTGCCCCTACTGCTACGGCAGAAAGATCGCCAACCGCTTTAGGTCCTTATTTCCAAATGGGTATAAGCCCACATTCCACCCTGAACGGCTGAAGGAGCCATACAACATATCCAAGAACTTCAGGTCAAAGAACCCCCACCTACCCAAGGGCTCGGCCATGATCTTCACCGTGTCGATGGGAGACCTCTTTGGATTATGGATGCTCAATGAAAACCGATTTTGGGTTTATGCCATCTTCAACATAATATGGGATATTTACAGATCCTCTCCCATTCTTCAGCCAAGACACCAGTTCCAGATACTGACGAAAGCACCTCAAAACATCGAATTGCTTGTTAGAGACAGAATTCCGCCAAATGTGTGGATCGGTACGACAGTTGAGGACCAGTCCAAGGCATGGAGAATCGAGTGGATACAGGAACTGAAGCATCACGGAATCAAATTCGTGAGTTTTGAACCTCTTCTCAGCCCTGTGGAATTCGATCTGAATGGTATTGATTGGATCATCATAGGAGCTCAGACAAACCCCTACAAACCTCCAGAAGCCGAGTGGGTGCACAACTTGATTGAGCAAGCCAAGGATGCTGGAGCTGCTGTTTTCCTCAAGGACAACCTCCGCTGGCCTGAGAGAATACAGGAGTTCCCTACGAAAGAGGTTGATGCCCAATGACTCTCTACAAGTGCCCAGTTGATGATTGCAACTATACAACAACTACAATCTCAGCACTTAACAAACATGTAAGAGCGAACCATAACGATGGGCGCTGCCCATTCTGCAAACGCAGCTTCAGGAATATTTTAATACACGCAATGAGACTCGCTGAGGCTGGTTGTAAGAAACACGCTGCACTTTGGTATTGCCTGTCTGAGAAAAACGGGGCTTCACGCAAGATGGCTATAAAGTTCAGAGATGTCGCACTGGAGTATCTGTCCGTGGAGGGCTAACATGTTCAGGTGTCCTGTTCCAAATTGCAACTATACAACAACAACTCTCTGGGCCCTTGTAAACCACGCGAGAACCTGCCACAGCGGTGATCAATGTCCGATTTGCGGAGTAAAATGCAAGAACATGGTTAAACACTTGCAGATGAGATCAAAAGATGTCAAGCACGCCAGTCTGTATTACCTCCTCACTAACAGAAACGGCAGGAGAACGAGCCGAACTATTGATGAAATCAGAGAGAGGGTCATGAAATACATAACCGTTCAGGAGGTAGTGGTGAAAGCATGACTTCCATTTTTAAAGTCTTAGCAGATAACGGACAATCACCTATGAACTCTAAAATTGTTAACAGAGTGTTAACACTTTGGCTGTTAACAGGCTGTAAACTGTTAACAGTTTCTGCGAGAGGGTACCTGGTGAAGTGCAAATTAAAAAATAAGGTGGAGGTGATAATTAACCAGAATTTTTCTTTATTTGCTTTATCTAAATTAAAATTTTAAAAGAATAAAATAAAGAAAGAAGAATAGCATAAGAAGAGGTGAATAAAAACATGGGTAGTTGTGGGAAGGGAAAAGAAGAAGCAAGTTCCGGTAAGGAGTTAACAGATACTCTCTCGGAGACTGTTAACAGTCACGATTCTGTTAACAAAGTGTTAACACTAACTAAATTCTCGTCTCCACTGCAAAGAATTTCAGAAAAACACAGAATGAAAGCTGAAATTGTAGCAAAAGAGCATGGACGTAAGACGTTTAACGAAGTTCTCGATGTTTACGAGTTCTGTTATGACTTCGTTAGGGAGTTGTCTCTGAGACTTGGAGTTTTATTTTATAAGGTTCCGGATGAGGTCGAGAAATATCTTCCCCAAAGTGAAGCGGATATTATAGGGGTCAAACTCAATGAGTTCTTTGATGGGATAGGTCTCAATGGGGAAACAAGGAAAGAGCTGGAACCTCTGATTTACAAATTAATCTTCGATGTCAAAGTTAAGAAGAAAAAGTTAGAGGATGTGCAGAGAGTTCTTGCTGTTTTGGGTGAACAATGAAAGTGGTTATTCAGACAAAACTTGATTGGGATTTCCAGAATGCACAACCGAGAGAGAAGACATTCTGCTTTCAATGCAAACATTCTGAATGGCTTGGGATAAGATACAATCCGCCGTGGCGTTGTAGTAATCCTGAATCTCCAAATTATGGTAAGCAAGTCGATGAGGATGATTTATGCTATAACGGAGAGAAATTGGAATGGCTTAAACGAAAGAATGAGGAGGGCTTTTGTTGGGTGTGTGGAAGGAAGACTGACCATCCAACAGACCATTTTTGCAGTCCAAAGCACTATCACATATATCTGGACGAGTTGAGGAAATGCAAGAATTGTAAGTTCCATGAAGATGGTAGATGCGTTCTTGGTAATCAACCGAACAATGATGGAGATTGTGTGGAGTTTTTGGCAAGGGACATTAATAAATTCAAACAAGAGTTTATTGACAAGTATAAGCGGATAAGAAAAAGTGTTTTAAGGGAACAAAATGTCTCTCAAGGTTGATTGGATGGATTTTAGGTAAGATTCTGTAAATAAAATAACTCTTTCATCAGCTCAGTTTTGATTCACTCTTTTAAAGTCACCCGCAACAAACGCAACTATGCGTAACAGCATAACGGATCCCCGCTGCAAGATTTGCAGATCTGACCATTGCGAGGAAATTAACCAGATGCTCATCGAAGGTAGGCCCTACTCAGAAATAATCGCAAAGTTCCCCAACCTAAACCTGAACAAGACTAATCTCACCCGACATAAGAACCACTTTAACTTTGTAAAACGAGGTGTTGAGAAGTACTACCAGCAGCTCGAAGAGGGGGCAGAGAGGGTTGTGGATGAACTTAAGGCCCTCGACACCACGGTTGCGAGAGCTTACGAAATCCTGCACAGTGAGGATGCCGAGAAAAAGCCAAGACTCGCAGAGGTATGGGGTAATTTAATGCTCCGGGCAATCAAGCTCAAGCACGAAATAGCCGGCAACATAAACGATCCAACTTCCAAGCTCCTCGAACTGTTTGCGGAAGCGAGCGAGGATGAATGAGCTCGAATTCAGCAAAGATAAGAAGAAGCTCAAACGGGCCATTAGGGATCCAGTTCTCTTCACCAAGATCTTCCTCAACCACGAGCCCCATCCTGCTCAGGAGCGAATCCTACGTGACAGACATCAGTTCATAACTGTCGTTGCTGGCAGGCGTTTCGGCAAGACGAAGGCAATGGCCTTCTCCGCCATCCACTTCGCCATCACCAAGCCAAACAGCATCCAGTTCATTTTGGCCCCTTCATACAACCAGGCCAACATCATGTTCTGGGAGGTCACCAGCCTACTGTCTAAATCTATCCTGGTCCATCTGGTTGAGAGGGTCTACAAAACCCCATTCAGCAAGATCATATTTAAGAATGGCAGCGAAATCCACGCTCGCTCTACCACTAAGCCTGAATACTTGCGAGGTCATAAAGCCCACCGAGCAATCTTGGACGAGGCCGCCTACATCCCCGACGATGTCGTGAGTCAGGTAGTGGAGCCGATGCTCGCCGACTTCAATGGCTCGTGGATCAAAATTGGAACGCCATTCGGGAAAAACCACTTCTACGACAGCTACCTCAAGGGACAATCCGAAGAGTTCCCAGACTACTCAAGCTACCGCTTTCCTTCGACGGCTAATCCACACATTTCGCACGAGTTTATCGAGAAGAAGAAGCGGGAATACGGAGAGAACTCCATCATCTTCAGAACCGAGTATCTTGCTGAATTCGTCGAGGATCAGAATGCCGTGTTTAGATGGACTGACATCCAGAAGAACATCGCCAACATCGAGCTGATCGACAGAGCTGCACACATCAGCAGGCAATACGTCATCGGTTGCGATCTTGCTAAGTATCAGGACTACACTGTCATCGTTGTGCTTGATGTAACAGAGAAGCCCTACAAGCTCGTATATTTCGACCGGTTTAACCGTCGTCCTTACGCCGAGACCATTCTGAAGCTTAAGGACCTCTACAATCGGTTCAACCACGCCAGGTTGTTGATTGACTCGTCGGGAGTTGGCGATCCAGTGCTTGAAGACTTGCAGGATATCGGAGCCGAGGGCTATGTCTTCACTTCGAAATCTAAGGTCCAATTGATTCAGAGATTGCAGGCTGCGATTGAGAATGGCGAAGTCAAATACCCATACCTCGAAGAGCTGATAAAGGAACTCCAGTTCTTCGAATATCAGCTGACGAGGACTGGTATCAAAATGGAAGCGAGGCAGGGATTTCATGATGACTGTGTGATAGCATTGGCTTTGGCTGTTTGGAGTGCTGAAAAAACGTCAGGAGGGTACATCAGCCTTGGCGTTGCGATGTTCTGAAAATTTTAAATAAACTAATAAAATAAGAATTTTTATGAGATATCAAGATATTGGTCCGAATAGCATGCTCGAGTGTCCTGTTTGTGGCCATAGAGTGAGGTTCAGACGAAGATCGGACGGAGCTTTATATTTCAGAAAGCCAAGAGCTTCGGATTTAGCCAAACATATCTTTTATAAAAGTGGATTAGATGAGCAACACAGAAATTGGGTTAAAGACGTGTTCGGCACGTTTCCAGTTGATTACGACCGTATCAGGAGATACTTAGAAGAAACTGAATATAAAATGACAAGCGAGTTTTCTGGGATTAAAGTTTACCGGCCGCTTTAAGTCTATGGCGCTTTAATTTTGGTTATTTTTGGTTTTGATTTCGCTATCGATAGTTTTTATTGTGATTCTGTAAGCTCCATAAATCATACCAGCTATTATGAGCAAAACTGCAATCCAACACCATTCTTGACCAATTTTAGATAATGTGCAGAGAGCACTACCAAACACGATGAAAAATATCAAAGCAAAAGTCGATAAAGCACTAACAAGAGCATACGGTGTGTCTTTAGTCTTTTCAAGAATCTCTATAAACCAATCTTTAAAGACTTCAAGACCTGATTTTTCCTGTTGAGTCCTTCTGTTAACCATATTTTTAAATCTGAATTTCTTCATTTTTAAAGTCTGCTTTCCCGCACTTCTCTATGTTTAGAAAGTTAACTCAGAAGGTCATTTCATCTCTCAAAACCAAATCAGCAAACTACCGCTCAGAGAAGGTCCAGATTTTTCCCTTCGCCAGCCTCAGCCTCAACCTCGCATACAACACTGGCGTTCTCAGCAACTATCAGGCCTACGAAGAGGCATACTTCACTTCTGTTGATGTCGCAACGGCCATTGACCTCATCGCCCACTTCGCAGTAACAGAGTATCAGTTCACAGGCCCAGAGCAGGATGTTAAGAAGGCGGAGCAATTTGCCAGGCAGATCAAGCTCCAAAGCAGACTCATCAACGATGTCAGGACGATGCTGATTTACGGCAATAGCTACGAGTACCTTGCCGATAGCGAGATCGGCATAGAGATGCAGTTCCTCAATCCAAAGCGTGTGAGAGTCAAAGTTGATGAGTATGGCGAGCTGCTGGCTTACGAATACACAGCAGGAACCGAGCAAGTAGAGTTGCCAGTTGAGAGGATCCTTCACTTCGCCTACGGTAGAATCGGAAACAGCCCCTATGGCTACTCGCTCATACATCAGGTCTACAACCTACTGAAACTGAAGCAGAAGCTGGAGCTGATGGCTGCCATCTTGGCCTACAAAATGGGCCATCCGATGCTGCACGCCAAGGTCAGCAATCCAGCTATGATTCCTGAGGTCGAGAAGGTCCTGCAGAACAGGGTTCAGACGAACTACACTGCAACGAAGGTGGAGGACCAGATCGCTATCGTGAACCAGATAGTGACCGACACAGCAGTGGAGTTGGAAGTTATTGACTCCAAGCTGGACCTTCCCGGCATTGTTGAGATGATCAAGTACTTACAGGGGCAGATAGACAAGGCCCTCAAGGTACCTCGTGTGTTTTACGGAGAACCAGAAGGCAGCAACAGGGCCACAAGCTACAACCAGCTCAAGACGTTTTCACTCTTCCTGAACAGCATAAGAACTCAGGTCAAGGAAGAACTTGAAGCCAAGCTTTTCCCACTGCTCGGTGTGGATGTCGAGATCGAGTTCGACGAAATAACGATCGACGAGGAGTTCATGTGGGGAGACCTTGCAGTTCAGCTCTTTCAGTCTGGAATCATAGACACTGATGAGGCAAGGGAGCTGATCGGTTTCCCTCCGATTGAAGAAGAATGACCGACGATCCAACCAGAACAAAGACTTTGAGGGAAGAATTTGCAAGGTTTTTGAGAAAGCTACCAGATAATGCTCGTAAGCGAGTTGAAGAAATTCTTCAGACAGCTTATCACATCGATGAATCTGTTATCGAACAGATCAAGCAGATAGTCGGAGAGGAGATGGGGTCTAAAGCAGCTGAGATAATAGACCGCTATACGTGGCTTTTCTGGCAGAGAGGGGCTGAATTTGCATCACGGCAGCTCAAAAAGTTCGGTATTGAACTGCTAATACCTCCAACCTTGAGCATCATAGACGAGGAGACGGTCAACCAGCTCAAGAACATACAGCTCGACTTAATCAAGGGCTTGAGCGAGGAGACGAAGAAAGCTCTTACTTTCCAACTGAGAGAGGGGTTGCTTAAGGGTGAGTCAGTCAGAGAGCTGACGAAGAGAGTTCAAGAGGTTACGGGTGATGCAAAGTGGAAAGCTGAAAGAATTGCAAGAACTGAGGCGACGAGAGTTTTCAACACCGCAGCTATGGACCGCTACAAACGAGCTGGAGTGCGCTATTACAAGTATTTGGCAGCGATGGATCAGAGAACTTGTCCAAGATGCGCGAGGAATTATGGTAAAATCTTCAAGATTGATGACCCAAATGCTCCCCGCCCTCCGTGCCACCCTAATTGCAGGTGTTGCCTATCCCCAGTTGTAAAGTTCTCAGATCAAGAAAAAAGATCAATTAGCAGAGAGTCAAAAGAAATCGCGATTCAGCGCTATGCAAGGGTTGTCGCCAAGATACCGAAGGGCAAGACAGTTCCCGATGAAGAAAACGTTCGCAAAGTGGTCGGATTGCTTAGAAAAGATGAAAGATTTCGGCAACTCGCCGAAATGCTTAAGCAAGATGCCAAGGAACTCGCTGAGAAGAAAGCTCAGGAAGCTCTGAAGATCCTTAGAGAAAACTTCACAAAGCATGGAATTGATCGGGCTGTGGAACTCACAGAGCACGAGATTGCGGTTGCAGACATTCTCAGGTTGAAGAGGAGAGGCAAGAGATATATCAGTGAGAGCGGTCAGATAAATGTTCTTGGGAGGGTTAGCGACAGATATATCCGAATCGTACTTGGCGAAAACGATAAAATAATCACGGTCCATAGGATAAACAAGAGAAAATTCGAGAAATACAAGGAGAGGTGGAAGGAAGTTGAAGCTAAAAGTAAGAAAAGATGAGTTTGAAGCTGCTGGACTGAAAGAAGGTGTTTATTTTGTCAAGGTAGTTGAGGATATCGACGAGCTCAGGATCGTGGATAAGTCAGACATTCCGGTTAGATTCTACTCTGAAAACGGAAGGGTTTTCGCCGATGTTCCCGACGATATAGTTCAAAAGAACAAGTTGCTCGATGGTGAAGAAATTGAAATAATAAGCCCTAAAGACTCGGGTTGGAAGCACATTGCTATGTATATTATCTGATTTTTTGTTCTCGCCTTAGCTTTGTATAGTCCTGAAATTTTTGACCTTATAAACCCTACTCATTCCCCCAACACCTCAT